TCATTTGATCCTAATATTGAATGGGTGATTCCAAAGGGAGAAGTTCCCTTTAAAGCGAACGAGGCGGCTGAAGGTACAGAACATACTGTACTACGAAGAGAGTATAAGAAACTCTATCGTTTTATTAAAGGTGGTGATGAGAAACTTGTTGGATATAAACGTGAAAACTTATTCATCCAACTCTTAGAAGGACTACATACAGATGAGGCTGATGTCATCATTTCTGCAAAGGACAAAACTTTACACCAATCGTTTAAAGGATTATCTGCCGCAGTCGTTAAAGAAGCGTTCAATTGGAACGACCAATTTGCAAGGAGCGAAACATAAAATGCAAAATAATTACCAACATTGTTTGGAGATGATTCTCCACCACGAAGGTGGTTATGTTAACCATCCAAAAGACCCAGGCGGTGAGACTAATCTTGGCGTTACGAAACGAGTTTATGAAGAATGGGGTGGAACGAAAGAAATGAGGGATTTAGAAGTCTCTGATGTTGCACCAATCTATGAAAAGAATTATTGGGGTCGTCTTAAATGCGATGATATCCCAAATGGGCTTGACCTCTGCGTATTCGATTTTGGAGTAAACGCTGGTACAGGACGTTCTGCAAAGTATTTGCAAACAATGATTGGGACTGTTGCCGATGGTGGCATTGGGCCCAATACACTAAGGAAACTTGGTGAGTATATTGACGAACATGGTCTTGAAACATCTATCAAGAATTTTCAAGAAGCACGTCAATCATACTATGAAAAACTCAAAACATTCGAAACTTTTGGTAAGGGATGGACTCGTAGAGTTACAGAAACTACAGCAGAAGCTTTGAAAATGTGTTGACAATAAGATACCTCTATGGTATTATATAAGAACAATGGATGGGGATTCACCTCTCTCTCGACTTTCTCTCTCAGAATCCTCATCCATTACCCTAAACCCTTGATTTTCAAGGGTTTTTTTTAGCCTAAAATAATGAAGAAATGCCTTGACATTTGTTTTAATAACATGTATAATATAGGTATAGTTAATGAGAAAGAAGGATTTTTATGACAAATATGGTATCAGTTAAGGGTGGAATTAAACATGAGAGACACGTTGCAGAACAGTGTGTATCTTTTATGATAGGTTATTTAATGCCTAGAATGAGAACCTTAGATATCGAAGTTGAAATTAAAAACATTCCAGGCTCTGCAATTGGTTATTGCGATATGCAAGAGACTAACAGAGAATTTATTATAGAAGTCCAAAAAGGATTAACTTTAAAAGAATTAGTAACTACTGTGGTTCACGAGATGATACACATTAAACAGTACGCTAGGAAGGAAATGGACGCCGCTGGTAAACAGTGGAAGAAGTGTTCTATCGTAGAGGGTACTAGTTACTATGACCTTCCTTGGGAAAAGGAAGCTTACCGTCTGCAAGACAAATATGCACAACTTGTGTGGGATGCAGATATTTTATAAAATAAGCCTTGACATCTTGCTTAATGCTTGATACAATAGCTATGTTGATAATGAGAAAGAGGAAATATTATGATTAGTAATGAAATGCAAAAAACCCTAATGGGTATGACAGTTGGTGAATTGACAGAACTACAGAAGTTTTGTTCTGACCTCAAAGTGATGAAAAATAAAACTGGTTTAGAAGTTGGCCAAAGAGTTTATGTTGTTCAGAAAACAAAAAAGACTCCAGGCACTATCAGAAAAATTAACAAGACAAGAGCGATTGTTGATATGGTGACTAACCCTATCTCTGGTGCTGTGTCTGGTTACAATGTTCCATTTTCAATGTTGGAGGCAGCGTAATGAATAAAGTTGCTGTAATACATACTGCGTTTGAAGATGCTCCACAGACAGTTGCGTTTGTGGATGTACCAGAATTTCCAACTGTGATTGAGACTTTAGAGTACTGTTACAGGTGGACTAACAATCTTGCTGGTTCATGGAGTAAAGGTGAAATCCTTACTGGTGATAATGGTGAGACAATTAATAATGGTGATTACAATAAGAATGTTACTGTTATGGCAGACCTTCCTGTTTATGAGGGGGTGACATATGGGTTACGTTCTACTTCAGTTAATGACCAAATGTTAATCGGTAATCAAAAATATGTGGTTGCTGGTTGTGGATTTAAAACAATAGATGGAGAGGAAGTTTAATTATGAGTGCAGTGAAAAGTTTAATGATGGATGTAGAAGATTTTGTTTATGACTTCTACACCGAAAAAGGTGAAATGACGGATACACCAAAAAATATTATCCAGAAAGCAATCGACAAGTTTGGTTATTCTTTTGGGAGTTATGCAAAAGATGTTATTGACCAGACTGAGGAAACTCATGGTGGACACTTTGAGTTTAACAGTTGGGTTGGTAATTAATGAATAAACTACTTCTACCACTTGTGCTATTCTGTTCGGTTGGATGTACAACTGTTTACGGTAATGATGTTATCCAAGGAACAACCTTATCGGTTGATGGTTATGTTATTGAAACAACAGACCCAAATGATAACCCAATCATTATAGATAATACTACAGATAAAGTACAAGTGATTTATTACGGTAATTTGTGGGGTCAATTGTTTGACCCGAAACCAGTGCCATTCCTTAATCCTAGTCAACCTAGATGTAAGGCAACATGGCACAACGCTGGGACGGTATGTGATGTCAATTAATGAATTTTTAGTAAGTCTACTGGTAAGTGTAACACCAGTTGAGATGGATGATAAACTGGTGATTAATGAATACTTAAATCAAGAGGCAGTTTGTCTTACACAGAATGTGTATTATGAAGCAAGGAATCAACCACTCGCTGGACAGATGGCAGTGATGTCAGTAACACTCAATCGTGTAAAGGATTCAAGATATCCCGACACAATTTGTGGTGTAGTGAAACAAGGCCCATCTCGACCAAGTTGGAAGGGAACTGGTGAAATGATTCCTATCAGACATAAGTGTCAATTCAGTTGGTTCTGTGATGGTAAGTCAGATGTTCCTGCTGATAAAGATACATATAATGAAATTTATCTCTTTACAACTGGGCTTGTTTCTGGTAGACTATCCTTATTAGATATCACAGATGGTGCAACACACTATCATGCTGATTATGTGTCGCCTTCATGGGCAAAGACTAAAACTAAGACTGTGGAGATTGAAGACCATATCTTTTACAGATGGGAGAAAAAACGAATATATTTTATCTAGACAAAGATGCAAAAGAAAGTGCAATGATGCACTGCGACAGTCATGCAAGTAAAATGATTGTTGAGTATGCACAACTTATGTCTACTGCACATCGTGTATGTGATGGTAAAGAAGTCAGGCGTTTGAGCAAATCAAATCGTTTGATGAAAACTTATGACCATCCAGAACCAGAACTAGACCATACTCTGTACAAGTCTTGCCATGTCAATCATCCTAGTGCAATATGGGTACGACAATCTAAGAAAAACTACAGATGGTTGTATGAAATGTGGACAGAACTAAACACAGAATTCATGTATAGGTATGACAAGGATGTACCACATCTTAGTTACAGTAAACTAAAGTATGCATTATTCAGTCCACCAGAAAACATGGAAGAGGGTGTATTCACAGAACCCACTCAGGCAATGCCCGATGATGTAAAGAACAAAAGTTCAATCACGGCATATCGAGACTACTATATAAAGTATAAGACGCATTTACACAATTGGAAGAACCGTACTGTGCCTTACTGGATGGAGATAAATAGTGCTACATAAGATAAGCGACCTATGCAATAAGATTGATGGTTTAAAGCAAACGTCTGATAGATTGAAGAATGCAAAGTATGGCCCAGTTAAACAGGACATTGGTACTATCAATCATTTGATAGACCTAATCCAATCAGAGTGTCTTACTATTGCAATGGACAAATCAGAGTATTGGAAATCCAAACCCAGTAATACTAGTATAGGTGTGATGTCTGAAGAAGAAGAACGAGAATGGAAAATCATGGACAAACAGAGAGAAGTCCAAAACAATTTTATTAAAAAGAGTACATAATGCCAACATTTACATTTAGAAATACTGAGACAGGTGAAGAGTTTGAAGATTACTTGTCTAATTCAAAAAGAGAAGAACTCTTAGAAAAAAACCCACACATCAAACAGATGCCATCAATGTTTTCGATTACTGGTGGAACTGGTGATAGGATTAAGAACGATGCTGGTTGGGGTGAGGTTTTATCTAAAGCTGCAGAAGCACATCCAGCTAGTGAGTTGGGACAAAGGTACGGTAAACAATCGGCAAAAGATATTAAAACAAATACGGTGTTGGCTAAACATCGTGCGAAATGGAGAAGTAATTAATGGCTAAAGCAAAAGACATTAGAATTGACCAAATGGTTAACATAAAACCATTAACTGAAAATCAAAAGAAAGCATTTGCTTCATACAAGAATGGTAAAAACTTATTCTTATATGGTGCAGCTGGAACAGGTAAAACCTTTGTATCTTTATACAATGGACTACAAGATGTACTAAGAAATGAGACACCATACGATACGGTGTACATGGTACGAAGTGCAGTTCCTACTCGTGAGATTGGTTTCTTGCCAGGCGATGAGGAAGATAAGACAGCACTGTTTCAAGTCCCTT